TAAATATTATGTAAAATTTTTCCTAATAATTTATTTACTTTATCATTATATGTTGTTATACTATTTTGCAATTCTATTTTTTCTAATCTATATACAATATTATTAAGATTTGTATTATCAAAATTCAACATTGAAAATCCATTTATATGTAAATAATTAATAAGATTTATCTTCATTCTAATCTTTTCATTAATCAAATAATTATTCATATCTATCTTATTATTAAAATTATCCAACATATCTAATACCTTTTCACAAATAATAGTATCATTTTTACCTATATAGTCATACTTTTTAATATTTTCCATCATAAATACATTAACTAATTACGTTTATAATTAATTTATAATTAATTTATATTTTCAATTTTTATAAACATTCTATATAAATTTTCTTTAAGCTATAACTAATAAATAATAACTAATAAATAATTTTACTAAAACCATAATCATCTTTTTTCAAAGATAATTGTATATCACAATGTTCCTTAATCTGTATTAAATGACTAATAGTCAATACAAAATCAAACTTACTAGTGAGATAATCCAAAATTACCGACACATTATTAATATTATGTGTATCAAAACTACTCCATCCTTCATCAATCGCCATAAAATTAATCTTCGGTAAATTACTCAACTCCAACAACGCCATTCTTATAGCTAGCGATGCCATAAACCTTTCAAAACCACTTGCATTATTAATTATAATATTACGCGATTTATCCTTATATATTGACCTATCTAAATAAATATCTATCTTGCTATCCGACATATCAAACAATACCGTAAAATCAGTTGTTATTGATAACAAATCATTAACCTTCTTTTCTAGAATAGGTTGTATTTTCGAAAGTAAAATATATGGCAATTGTTTTAATGCTGACCTATAAAGCTCACTTATACGCATTCGGCTTTCCATTTCACGACCTTCTTGCAAATCGCGTTTTATCTGTTCTAGCAATGCTGTATATTTAATAATATTTGCTTGTTCTTGAGTATATTGTTCTTCGATTAGCATGAGAACTTCTTCAAAATCTTTTAATTCCTCTTTCAATTTGGAGATATATTCTAGAATAGGCTTATTTTCTTCTATTTGTTGCCGATAGGTTTCAAATTTAGAAAGAATCATAGTTTGTTCTTCTAAATCTAATTGTAATGATTGATTAGTTAATAAGGTAGATTCATATTGATTTAATAGATTGTAAAGAGTTTTATTCTGGGATAACTTATTCTCAGTGTCTTCAATACGTGTTTCATATTTATGCCTTTTTTCCTTATTCTGTTTAATATCTTCATCAATCTTATTATTTCCAACTAGATTATCAATATCTGCCAGAATTAAATTTATTTGATTTTGATTACTTAGTTTTTTACTCTCTAACTGTTTCATTTGTTGCTCTAATGGCTTAATTTGTTTTATTTCCTGCTTTAATATAGTATTTATTGATTCTATCTGGGCTTGTTGTTCCGGAATAGTATATGTAGTATGCATAGGTGATGTTGCAGAGGTAGTTGCAGTTGCAGATATAGCAGACGATAACCCTAATTTCAAAAAATATTTCTTAGCATAATCACAATATGATAGATATGATGGTAATTGTTTAATTAAATTAATATGCTCATATTCCGATCTATGACGATTACTATCATTATTATACATCGAATAATCACTATAATATTCATTTATATCTAATAATAATTCTTCCAACAATATATCATAATTTTCTTGTAAATCATCAATACTTTCTGTTGGTAAAAATGATATTAATTCTTCCGGTAATTTAACCATTTGCTTTTCTAATTCCAATATTTTTTTATTATTAATTTCAAATTTTTTTTCTTTTGAAATTAATACATTAATTTCATTTACAACATCATCTATTTGCTTTAAAATATCATCATTTATTGTTATATGTTTTTCTTTTAACATTTCTAGATATTGGTGTTGGTGTTGTTGTTGTTGTTGTTGTGATGATGGTATTTTAATATTACAAGGTTTTCGGCTCTTATACAATTTTTCAACTGTTTGATCAATTATTTTTATCTTCTTATTTGCATCTTTCACTACATCAATATATTTTGCATCTTCTATTGACAATCTATTCTTTTCATCCCTAATTATATTTTTATCTACCACTAATAAAACATTATTATCCTTTTTCTTTTCCAAATATACCATTAATTCTTCTCTCAATTTAGAAAGCTTATTTGCATTATTCTCAATATCGTGTTTTATATCTGTAATTGTTTCTAGAGTAGCGGTTTCATCATTGTCTTCCATAAATTCATTACATTCCGTATGCAATGTTTTAGATGTCTCTAGAATAGTTTCATGCAATTGTTTTATTTTACCTTTTGCATAATCTTTATCTGCAGTAATAATTATAAGTAATTTTACAGATTGGGTTTTAGCTTTTTTAATTTCTACTATATCATCATTCTTTATTTTCTTCTTAATATGTTCATACACCGCCTTATCCTTATTATATTTCTGATTTGCCATCTCATACAACTTCTTAACTATCTCAAAACGCATAATCCGTTCCAATTCTTCCTTACGTTTTATATTACTCGAATCAATAAAACAACTATTATCATGCTGAATACTAAAACTAGTATGTATTATATCCTCATAATACCCAAAATATTCAGCAATACGCTCTTTTGTCTTACTCGCATTATCTTCTTCCAATCGTTCCATTGTTTTATTAACATCATGCACCCGATAAAATTCCACTTTAACACTTGCACCCACTTTGGTACGATAACCAGTCTTTATAATAGTATATGTCCATTGCCCTATTCCTATTTCCATTTTAATATGAAAATCATCCTTATTTATATTAATAATATCCTTTGTAGAACCTTTTCTAGTAAATTCATCAAACAACGTATAAATAATAATATCTATAATTGACGATTTACCTAAATGATTCGCCGCAATAATCCCTACAATACCTTTAAATTCCGTAAAACTTATTACATTATTCCCACCAAATGAAAATAAATTCGAAAACTCTAGCCGTTTTAATTTATAATGTCCATTAAATGCCGCATTATTATAACCCTTATTTGCTTCTTTTAATACTGTATTATGGGCGATATTCATTTTACGAACTTCATCTATTTCTTGTTGGGATATAGTCGGCTCATTTTGTTGCAAATATTCTAGAATATATCTATTCTGGATTTCTGGAGATGTAATATCAATCAAGGAATTCGATTGTTTCATTACACTCGATGAATCTCCAGATAATGCCGCATTTTCTGTGTTTGACGCATTTATTGTGTTTGATGTAATTGATGTTAATGTTGCCGACGAATTACTTGTATCTATTAATGATATACTAGCATCATCATTTTGCCAAGAATATTCAAACACATTATGATTCATCTTCAACAATGTTATATAATCCGATAAATAACTTTCTGGTGTATTCTTATACAATATACGAACGCGCAAGTTTTTTGCCAACTGACATTCTGGATTATGTTCACCATTTGGCATTGTACATAAATAATTTGCACGCTTATTTTCTATTAACATAGTCGTATATGACCACTCATTTGGAATCTCGATTAATTCACCCCTTCGTGATTGTACATCCCATTTTATAAGACCGTGATTTGCAATATCTTCACCCATATTTTGCTGAATTAATGAACCTGCATATGCAATATTTGGTGCCAGAAATTGATGTTTATGAATATCACCCAACAATGCCATATCATATGGTTCAAATGTCGATGGTGTAATAGTCTTATTTTGTGTTGATGATATTCCAATAGGGGTATGTGGTATATCATTAAATGTCATACCATTAAATAATACCGCACCATTTACCCTACCGTGATATAACATTATATTACTTAATTGAGATATTCCAGAATAGATAGGTATTTGCACTTGTGCTGGACTAATTATCTTATAATCAAAAATACTAGCATGATAGAATAAAATATTATTCATTTGATATACACCGCTTTCTAGCAGATAATAAATTGGATTGGTTGCAGGTAAATCCGCAATAATTGGTGTTAATGCATCTAGCCTATCCCGATTATTTATATTTATATCATGATTTCCTGGTATTAATACTACTGGCATTATACCTGATAAAGTTTTTAGGAAAGTATAAGTCATTTGAATACATTCTGGGGACAAATCACTCTTACTATGTAATATATCACCTGTTAAAACTACTATATAAGGTGAATCTGTATTATTAATGAATTTTTTAATGAATTTTTTAGTGGTAATATTATTTTTTATTTCATTACGTAAATAATCATATACTTTATTGAAAACTGTTTGATATTCATTATGACGTTTATATAATTGAATATGCAAATCACTAATATGATAAATATGGCTTATTTCTGTTTTATAATTTAAATTAACTGGAATTATTTGATTTGATTGCTCTGGTATTTGTAGTGTTTCTGGTGTTGTTATATTATTTAATTGATGTTCTTCCAAAATATTATTAAAAGTTATTTCATGTTTTGATTCCTTATCTTTCTTACTTGTTTTCTTAATTAGTTTCTTATTTGGTTCCTTATTTGGTTCCTTATTTGGTTCTTTATTTGCTTTAGTTATTGTCTTAGTATTTTGCTGTTCAACTGGTTCCGGTGGTTCTAGAGGTTCGAGTTCCTGAGTATTAACACTATCAAATGTAATACTATCTATATTATTATGTACTTCTAGATTAGCTTTAGGTTGCTTAGGTTTACGACCACGCTTTGCTTTAATAATAGATTCTGTTGTTATGTTATCCATAATTATATAGATATAAATGCTAACTATGCTAGATTTGTATTCTAGCGAATGTTTATATTTATTTATTCAAAATAACAACTATTAAGAAATATTTTATAAGATTAATTGAAAAAAACGGAATAAATTAATTAAACGATATAAGAAAAATTGAAAATACTATTATATATTACTTAATTATAACTTACTAGTTCAACTAGCCAATCTTTCTACAATGGAAAACTTTTTCATAAATCTAGCACGCAAAACAGCTATTAATTCGGAACTTATGCAAAAACATGGTTCCATTCTAATCTGTGATGACCAAGTTATTACAGGATATAACCATTTTACTTGCAGCAAGAACTGCATTACTGTCCACGCTGAAGAAGACGCAATCAATAATTTTATTGCATATTGTCGCAAAAAGTATTATGATGATTTGTATATTAGGAGGAAGTTGAGGAAGGCATTGTTGATTACGATTCGTGTTAAGAAAGAATGCATTAAGAGTTCTGCACCTTGCAGAAATTGTATTGAACTCATTAAATCTTATGGTATCAAGCAAATTATTTATAGCGATATCGATACTACAGATAACACCGTCCTAATTAAGAAGAAGATTAGGGATGTCGAAAATCGCCCCTCTAGTGGTTATCGATGGCGTGCACGTGCATTGGCAAGCTGAATTATTTTTTTGTTTTTTTATTAGTTATTCTAGCAACATGTTATATCTAATTCTAGAAATTGCCAAAAAAGAAATGAAAACAAAAAATAATTATTTATAACGGATAGTTGGATAGTTGGATAGTTGGATAGATATTAGAAATAAGTACCATTACTTTCTACATATTCCTTAATTGTATCACGAATAGTTATAGGATGTTCATCTGTTAATACAATTGGGGTTTCTGGAAAATATTCATTCAACTTTGCAATTATTTTTTTTGCTTCATCCAACAAGACATTCTTTAGATATGTATTATTTTGAACCTTTGCTAGAATACTCTCATTATGAACTAGGGAATTCATATAATATTTAATATTAGGTTCAAAATATGGATCAAAATTATTAATTAACATATTTGGAAACGCAGGTTCTTTTTCCCACAAAATAACAAATGAATTAAATGCCAAATTATTCAAGGTAATCATTTTACCAGATTGCAAAGTATAATTTCTAGACACAGAAAACGTACCCAACATCTTATAAATTGCTACAAATGCAATATTAACTGCTTGAACTTTATACAAGTTTATAAGGAAATTATACGTTGCATCTGACTTTGGACAAACATCTTTGATTTCAATCAAATCTGGAATATTAACTTTATCAAGATTATAATTAACCCAACGAATTTGATTTGTAATATCAAATGTAATCATCGGCATATATTCCAATTTTGCATCACATATCAAGCAATCCGGTTTTGAAAGATAAATATATGGATTATCATTATTAACAAATAACTCAGTCAACATACTAGATGTACAATCCATAATATTTACCAGCACCGGCAATCTTGCAACATAATCTGTAAGTTGTTTAATAATATCATATATTTGATGTTTATTTGTCAAACTAGGTACAATAACCGGTTCAATACTTGTTTGAATATGTGTTCTTTTGTATTCATTATGTTGAATATCATATTCTAGAATATAATGTCCATCTTTTGTAATATTTGGAAATTCCGCACACAACCCATAATAGTTAGTTTCAGTTTGATACATATTATCAATTAGAATAAGATGGTGTTTGACATTAATATTTTCATAATGTGAAATGTATTCTAGCATCTCTGGGGAAAGCTGACTTTCTAGATTTTGAAAAATATTCTTAACAAACCGAGGACACTCATGATTACGCAGATATTGAGGATTCTGGTGCGTTGCGCCTAGCTCATCGGCCCGTTGGACAGTCAATCTTAGAATATCTGATTCACCCATATAAGAACCTACAATAATATTATAAATCGATACTGTAAGTGTCTGCGCAATTTCATTATTCTGTTTATCTTGTTTACTTGTTGTAAAAATTGTATGATTCAGATAATCAGACAATACCTCAATCGGCAATACTTGCAACATTAGAAGAATCGCGAAATCTAGATTTACAATCTGATTGTTATCCTTTAAATGATATTACAAATTCAACCATCTTATTATTTTCAATTTTTCCAAAAAAAAAACTAAAAAATCTAAAAAAACTAAAAAACTAATTAAATTATTATGAAATGCATTTTTTAGTGTGTAGGCATAATGGGCTACACCCCTTCAAAGCTAATAACAAATAAAGTTTGTTCGCACTTTAATCCAAATAATAAATTTTTAAGTTTTGTTTCTGATGTTATATTTATTTTATCATAACGATTAGTAAATGTGTAATTAAGATTATAACTATTTGCAGGTAGTGATTGGAAATTGCAACTAAAACCAATACACATCATATAGCAATTAACTTTTTCAAAATCTTTTTGCGATAATTTAGATAAATCAACATTTCCAGAATCATTACCATAAAAATGCTTACATAACATAGTAGTAAATTGAAGTAGAAATTCAAATAGTTCTTTTAGAGAATTAACTTCGAATTCTAGAGGATACGAATTTGGTGTAGGTGGATAAATATTTAATACTTCATTAAATATTTCATTAATATCTAAATCTTTAATATCTTGATTATTACTCATTCTAGAATAAGTTAGTTTATAGAATACTATGATAAATTTTTATGTTTTTAAACTTATAATTCTAAATAAAGTAATTGAAATAGTAATAAAATGTTTGATTATAATAAATAAGCATTCAAAAAATATTTGAAAAAATGCAAACTCATACCGGATTAATTATAGCATTATGCATATTAATTAGTATGCTTTTAATATGTCATACAATGAATTTTCTATTTCCAAATACACGTAATAGTTTTTACAATATTCCAAGTATGACACGTCCTTTACCTACTCAATATAATCTTATTACATATGATAATAATCTAGGTAAAGTTCCATGTGATAGTCAAGCCCAGATTCCCTGTAATATTATTGAACAACAATGTAAAAATAAACCAATTAAATATGAATTATCTGATAGTGAATTAGCACTTTTATATAAAGAAGCTTATGAAATGGCAGGGGAAGAAGTTTTATTAAGAACATTAAATGAAATGAAGATGCCTAGCACAACAGCACCTACACCTACCCGCACACCTACCCGCACACCTACTACTACCACCGCAACACTCTAACACTCTAACATTTTTGATAGTAATATTTTATATTTTTTTATAAATTTTTTCCCATTCATTATCGTCTTCATTATCTTCTTCATTATCGTCTTCATTACTACTATTTTCGGTAATGTGTTTTACATAAATAGATGATGTAGTATATTTGCCAGTACGAAAATTAATAAGTTTTTTTAAACCCTGTTTTTGAAATTCTTCATATTCATCAATTTCAAAATAAATAGCCCATTTTGCAAAATTTTCATAATGATTCTTAAATTCATATGTAATAACATTATAATTCATATTAGTTAGACATTCTAGAATATCATCTATATGTGATGTTCCAATTAAATATTCTTCATCACATATATCATACTTTGAATAATTATTTTCAGTATTTATATCCGTTTTACTAGCTTTCAGAAACCAGGTAATTTCTGTAGCAATCATTCTAGCAACACCAAAAAATATATAACTAACTAAATTATTTAATAAACTCATTTTTAAATACTAAAAAATTAAAAAAAAATTATTTAAAAAAATTAATTTGGTTAATAACATCCGATTGTGTTTTCAGTAATATAACGGTTAGCAGTATAAATGCCTTTGGTAGTAATAACTACAATCTTGAACTCCCATTTATTCTGATTTTCATCCCCATTGAAAATATAGCCTTTGGGTTTAAATGATTGTATTTTAAGATTTTCTACCAAATACTTAGCAACAACAGGTTCAAATTCATAAATAATACCAATATCAAGATCGTTTTTATAATATACTTTAATAATATTATTAAAATCGTCATTATTTGCTTGGAATTGTGTATCTAGATAATCCCAAAAAAAATCAGTATTTAAATTCGCATTTGTATTTGCATATGAATGAGAAATAATCATTTTAGCATATTGCCAATTACCATAAGATTTTTCTCGATGATAATCATCTGAAATTGTTTCATCATAAATTTCGTCTTCCTCATAATAATGAATACAAGTTTTTCTATTATTTACAGATACTTCATTATCATTATCATCTGAATACAGACTACCATTACAGTCATTGCCATCATTACTGTTATCACAGTCATCACATTTATTGCATTTGTTGGATGTAGTGTCGCTAGATATAAATTCCGTAATTTCTGCTGTAGTCATAAAGTCTACTAGGTTAGTAATATCCATTTTATTTTAACAAATGCTAGATTTAGTAAATTATTGAATAATTATTTTTATATGATGACTACTTATTTATAAGGTAAAAAAAAATAAAACTAAACGCTAATTCTAGAATAACTAAAAAATATCTAACATCTAATATCTAACATCTAATATTGTTTAGCATCTTCCAGCTTGGTAGTTTGCATACGATACATACCTCGTGCCTCTTCTGGATTATACCAATAAACGCCAATCATAGGTGCATAATTATTACCTAGACGGTCAGTTCCAATATATTGTTCAGTAGCACCAGGAGGAGGATGTGCAGAACGTAGATTAAAATGAATTAGATTAGTGTCGCTAGGAATTACTGGAATATTTGCCCAAGGTCCAGTTGCTTGCGGGGCATTGTATAAACCACCATTGGGAAGTGGGTCAGGAATTGCAGTATTTTCATTATTACTGCGTTTTTCAGGTGCAACTAAACCTTCAGTAAGTGTTTTATAGCTACCACCATGAGGGGCATTGATTTCCATATATGGACAATATCCGAGTGGCATAGAGTTATCAGTAGGATTAATAGGTGTTATACTTAATTTAGACATAATTACAAAATATTAGGATACTGTTAGGAAACTAATAAGATTATTAACTTAAACATAGATTTTTAATTGGTAGAAATAACCAACTTAGATTATAAGATTATAAGATTATAAGATAATATTTGTAATACTGCTAGAATGATAGAACCTGAAGATTATAAAGTAATGATAGATAAATATTATTTAATTGGATATAAATGGAAAGATAATTTAGAAAAAATGGTTTCAATACCAAATAAACGATTTATGAAATTTACAAACGCAAATGTTAGAACTTTAGAAACAATAGATATATCTGTTGCATATCCGTATTTTAAAATTGTTAATTTAAATTTCTATTTATTACCACCTAGTAATATCGATAATAATCTTGATAATATTATCGACAATATCATTGATAATAATAATATTGATCATAATCAAGTAATGTTAAACTATATTAATAATGAAGCCAGCAAAGATAAAATAACTAAAATTAGTATTAAAATTGTAGAAAATGATAAAATATTTACTGTTATGGATGATAATTTTAATATATATAAAATAAATGATACTATTCAGATAAATAATACTAAAAATATTAAAATTAAAATGTTAATATCTAATTTCATTGAGAAATCATATAAATAATTTTATTCATCTTCATCAATTTTTTTATTTTCATTATCTTCATCTTCAGATTCAACTTGTAATACAGAATAACAAGGTAATTGCGATTTTAAATAATTTGTTTGTTTTAATGTTTTCTTATATTCTTTCAGTTTCATCAACGCAGATTCTAATTGTATAATTGTCATTTTTTTATGATATTTTGAAAGGAGAGATAAACAATGTTGTGCTATATTTACATTCATCATATTAAGAAATTTAGAATGCGTCATTTCAATTATTTTACCCTTAGCCATTAATACCTTAATCATTTTATCATTCTCATTTTCTTTATAAAAATTTATATTATTATTTTCTACTTCATATAAAAAATATTTCATCATATTCGGCAATAATTCCGCATTACTAAATATTAATGCCACATCACGCAATGTAATATAACTAGTATCCTCCTTTCTAAATGGATTTGTTGATTTTAAATTCAATCTATTAATATTTTCAATATACACACCATCCTCACGTACCATAATTGTAGTTGGTGTTTCAATATATAATTTAATATTATTTTCAGTTTTGTCTGTATTTTCTGTATTTTCTGTATTTTCCATATTTTCCGTATTTTTTGTATTTTCCATATTTTCACTTAGTTTTTGGTCTTTATCTAATGTCATCTTTTCTAGTATACCTGATTATTTTTTTAAGCTAATTTATTAATTATTATCAGAATAAAATAATATTTTTGGTTTGCCATTTAATATTTCTAATACTTGGATATCACCTCTTTCAAAACCAAACTCCAAAACAGGAAGTTTTGTTAGGGAATTATCCTCATTATTTCTGCTAGAAGAATAAAACGCTTTTGACATTCCTACATCACAACGCCACACCCGTTCATCACATATTGAATTAATACCTTTTTGAAATTGCGGTGTATGTCCAATTGCAATATGTGTTGCTTTAGTTTCAGAATTAGTATTACCATTTTTATTGTTATATAAGCGTAAAATCCTATTTAACATTATAGATAAATGTTTTTCTTGTATAGGAGATTTAATATTTTCACCAAATGTGCGTGCCCATAATATACTAGGTTCATCATCATTAGTATCCCCATGTGGATGCATAATATTATCAAAATTCTTCTCTAATTGACCATCTTCACTATCCAACCCCAATAAATATAATGATGTTATATTATTAATTAAATCAATAGAATATTTACTAGTTGTTGCAATAGTAGGACTACCATGACAAAATAACCAATTTCCTATTTGCAACATTGTATAATAATTCATCGCCATTAAATTAGAACATAAACCAGTAGGGGAAAAAGCATATAGTCTCTCCCTATAACCTATTGGCAATTGCAACTGTCGGTGATGGTGTTTAGTATTATATAATGTTAATCTCCCACGTTTGAGTGTTTTTGAGTGGTATGGAAATTTGGATTTGTTATGGTATATATGTTTAAGATGGTCTTGAAAACATCGGAATTCTTCTTGGCTAACATATCGAAAATCACCATCTACATTCATAATTTCATGATTACCTATAATAGATAATACACGCCCGCCGTATTTCTGTGATAATTCATTAAGATGGTGAAATAAATAAAATATTTCTAATGTACTACCTTCATCTTCATATGCAGTATCACGTGATATATCATTTGCATCCCATCTTTGAGGTCTTATACGATCTATTTGGTCTCCTAATTGTACAATATGTGTATCACCACCAATCCATTCTAAAGTATTAAAAAAAGCATCCATAACTGATACTGTTTTATTAATTGGAGGTTCTATATATCTAATACATCCTGCTAGAATAAGACACTTAATCGCAACTTCAAAATCGCCATGAATATCACCGATTACTATTATTCGGCGTTGGGTAGGTAATTTATGATATATTCTGGGTGCTTGTTGTAAATACTTTTTAGAAACTTCATCATTATTATAATATTTATCTATTAGTTTGGTTATGTAATTCTGGTTGGGTGATTTAGATTTTAAAGATTTCCGGAAGTTTCTGGATTTTCTTATAACAGTATTATTTTGTGTTATTCTAGAATATTTCTTCTTTCTACTCATAATTTTACTTACCTTATTAAGTAGGTTTTGTGTTTCCAGTGTTATACTATTCATTTTACATTATAATTTATTTAGAAAAAAATCGCATCTCTATGAGTTGAGTCCATACATTATCCTTTTACCGAAAGCGCGTAGTGCTTAGGCGTGGCCTAACAAGGCCACCCGAAAGGATATGCCAAAAATATATTATTGACCATAGTACCTATCGGTCGGTTAAAGGATACATTGACGTAATATGTTGTTCTATACCGTTCCCAGAATAGGTTCTTCCGGAATAGGTTCTTTCATTTTAATTTTTTCTAATAATTGTTTATGAAGTAGTATTTTATTGCGATGTGGGATTAAATTTTTTAAGAATATTATATATGGATTTTCATTTATTTTATAAATTTTTTTTATTAGTTCTAATATTTTAATATTTGATTCATTTTGTATGGTTGTATTAAATTCATTTAGTTTATTATAAATCATATCTAAGTATTCATGAAAATGTGTTATCATAAACGAATTTTTAAATAAATAATCTAAATATGCAATAGTAAGTATATATTTAAACAATGAATTAACTTTATTATTGATAAACGATTCGTATAAATTTAAAAATCTTCTTATTATTTCTGTATGTATTTTTGATAAATATTTATCAACATATTTATCTGGATTAATAAATGTAAATTGTATACTAGTTTTATAATAATAACTACTTTTATATAATGACTTTTTCGGTAAGCTATATAAAATAACGAAATTACGTAAAATAGGAAATCTTTCTAGTGTTGGTTGCAAATTATTACATCCCGCAAAATACTTAAGTCCATTACTACAAAATGTATCAGAATCTAGAGCACACTCACATACATATAATTTTTTCTTATCATTTAATTCATTATATAATTCATTATATAATTTTTGTATTTCACTTAATTTATTCATTGATACCATATATTCATTATCTTTTATTTTTTCCTTAATTTCATATAACACATCACTCATTTCAAGAATCTTAGACATAAATTCATTTGTGTTAGTTTGTACCATTCTAGTAGATGTATTTTATTTACTTATTTTAATTCAGTAATTTCAATTTTTTGTAATATAAAGTGTTTCTAGAATAGTTAAACAAATATATAATCCAGCAACATAAACAAAGCTAAATATATATATAAATATCTATACATATCTAATATGAGTAGTATAGAAAGTATTCTAGAGAAAGAATTTATTAATCATGATTTAGATAAAACATTAGTTAATACTGTAGTTAAATGTGTTAAAGAAACTGCACCACTAATACCAGTTGATTTTATACCAACTGCTACAATTACTAATGACCAAGAAAGCAATAGTGAAATCAATAGTGAAAGCAAAAATGAGAGTAATTCTAACGTGGTTGATGTATCAGATGACGGCCCGTTGGACAGAATCGGTAGATGCGTTGCACCTACTGACCGCGGAGGGATAGTATATGATTTAATTCATATTCTAGACGATGTATATTCTTATGGTCGTACTGTAATTGAAAATAATTATTTTAATTTCGCTGATAATGCAGATTTTAATCTAGTGTATCCAAATATCTATATCGGCAATTATAGTACATCAACTAATCTAGAATTACTTAAAGGGGTAGGTATTACTCATATCTTATCAGTTATTCCCACATTTAACCCACCTTTTTCAGACAACTTTAAATATCTACATATTCCAGCATATGATGACCAATCCCAAGATATTAAACAATATTTTGAGAAATCTAATGCATTTATTACAAATCTTCTTACTGAAGGCGGAAAAGTATTAATTCATTGTATGGTGGGGCGCTCTCGAAGTGTTAGTATCTTTCTAGCATTCCTAATTAATATGATTCACGGCAATTTTAATCAAAGTCTTGTAAGATTAGATGCAGATAATGATGTTAGTAATGAACTAGAATATAAGCAATTTGGTAGTAGTGTCAATTCTAAAACAAGTGTTCGGGACTTTGCAAATAATACAAATGTAGGTAATAGTAGTAATAGTAGTAATAGTAGTAATAGTAGTAATGATAGTTTGAGAAATGATATTATTAATAAGCTAGAATATCAACAACCACAATTAAGTAATAAGCATCGGTCATTTATGTTATACAAGAAAGAAACAATGATTAGTGAAGTAGAAGAATTAATTAGTAAATATAAATTATTAAAAAAAGAGATTGATATATTTAGCATTGACGACACAGTATCTGCTAGAATACATAAACAATTAAAAACACAACTTGCAAATAATTTTATGGTACAATTGTTAAAATATGTTAAAAAATATCGCACCGAATCAAATCCAAATCCATATTTTATAGAACAATTAATTGATATTGTTATGTGAGTAGAGTAAGTAGAATGAGTAGAGTAAGTAATTTATAGTTTATCAACTTGTATTTTATTATTTTTCAACTTATAATCATTACTATGTTCTGCATGTGGTTGTGATACTTCACGACAATAGAAATTACCCCAATACGGTATACATTTTTCCAACACATATTTATAAGGGATTGCCTCAGCCGTAATAATACCCTTATCAGGATTTACCATCATCCACTCAATTGCAGCCAATACTGGTGCGCAAATTTGAAGTTGAGTAGCATTCATATGTGCATCAGGTCCAAGTACTTTCATAGAATGTTCATTAGTTAATACAGTTCCACACCAGAATTTACGACCATCTCGAAAAAATAGACTTGCGCCTAGAGAATCAAAAGAATCTTTTTTTAAAACATCGTGTTGCATAAAAACATAATATTCACTAGGTTCTTTATAGCCATTCGACTTAACAAATTCTAAACATTTGTTGCTAACTGGTGATGACGAATAAACATAACTAATTTTAGGAGTATAATCACCAGATGATAGGTATTTAGAAAGCGATACAACCTCAAAATGAGTAATCATCCGTCCATTATATTTAAATTCAGTACCATCAGGATAAAGGCAAATAGAATCCGTTGAACTATCCATAGAACGATATTTAGGTGAGTAATAAATACGATTGTTATATTTGGATTTTTTGTAATCTACCATAGGTTCCATAGCGGATACAAAACTAGTGCATAATGCTTCAGCAACAAATCCTTCTCCAGACCAAGAATTAATCATAATATCTGGTTTTGCCTGTTGTCTTACTTCTTGATTATCAAACTCACTAATATGTATCATATCTAGAATATCCTTTGCAACTAAATTAAATTTATTCTGCTTTAATAATGCAAGTTTTTCAGGAGCATATTTTTTGCAATAGGCTTCAATACCTTGATATACTAATGAAGATATCGCACCAGGATTCATTCCCATTGAATGGACAATAGTAATTGGATTATGGATACCTTTAGTAGCTTTTTCTAATTCTAATTCCTGGTAATAAAGAGTTGTATGTTCTGGATTCATATTAGATTCATCTTTGTTATATTTTTCCAAACTAGTATTGATATACATAGAACCGTGTTGCTTGCATATTTTGATTATATCAATTGTTTCAACATTAACAGTGAGGTCAATTACAAAAGTTTCTGGGGTAATTAGTGGTTTTAATAAGTCATAAACATTATCTTCGGTAATGTGTGTTTTTATATGTTTTATACCAGGTTTAATTTTGTTGATGTATTCTGGAATATCTTCTGGGCAAATACAAGTCATTTGCATTGTAAGAATTTTGTGGTGTTGGTGATGTAAGAGTTCTAGAAGGGCTTTCATCACTGAACCCATACCTAATAATAAAAAGCTTTTGATTTTAATCATTTTTCATTATATTTACTTTTAATATTTAAGTAGAAATTTAATTACTAATATATTACTAATATATTAGTAATATATTATTAATATATTTCTAATTTATTGATATATTATAGATAACAATATTATCTATAGTAATAGTAAATAATTATGTCTAAAAAACACTTATATTCTAGAACAAGTAAAAAATACAAAGAAAGACAAAGTAAAAAACTAAGTAAAAAACAGGAAATTGTAAATAAATATAAATTAAAAGCAGAATTAAAATCTATTTATGATGTGGAAGAATTAAATAATTTACCAGAATATAATTATAATTACGATTTAATCTATTTTAAAGTATTATTTGATAACATAGTTTTTATAAATAATAAATTGCATATTATACCATATAGATTTAATTATAACACATTAAACAATGAAAATGTTTTAAAAATTAGAGAATATTACTATAATAAGTTTATTAATTTAGGTATTTTAAAAAAAATAAATGAATTATTCGCTAATTTTGGTGTAAATAAGTATTTTCAAAAATATAAAATGATAACTGCAATTACGGAAATGATATATAAGAAAAATATAAACAATAAGAAAAAAACTTTATTTATGTTATCGAGTTATAATGATGATATAAATACTGAAAATATGGAACTAGTATTACTAATAAATCAAGTAATTAATACAGATGTTGAATATAATTTTTTTAAAGCCAAATACTCTAATATTATCGATGGGCAAAGTTTAAATAAACTAGAAAATTATTTTAATTCTAAATCAAAACAAAATAAAAAGTTTGAAAATATATTTATAGACTATTTTAATATTAATTACAATATTTTTATATATCCATTAATATTAATAATTAAATTACCATTGTTTATATATTTAGTATGTAATACATTAAAATTATTGGAAATTGGTGGAGATTTATTAATAGATATATCTATATTTAATAATTCTACTCCATTAATATTAAAATTATTTTGTATATTAGGAAATTTATTTGATAATGTATCTTTAATTAACCAAGAATATATTGATGTCGATAAATTATTAAAATTTAAGAATTTTAGAGGATTCAGTGAAATATATAATGAACAATTAATAAATAAATTAATAGATTTAAGTAAAATACATATTGATAATAGTTTTAATATTGACGATGTAATTGATGTTTTAAAATCTAATAAACTTTTTTATAAATTAGATAATGAACTTATTAATAAATTTACTAATCATAATAATAAAAATAATAAAAATTATAAAATATTGTATGATATTCCAGAATTAATGTTTTCAGCTATTGATATTAATCAAGGTTATAAAATACTAAATTTAATTGCAAATACATTTAAAACACACTTATATATACGTAATTATTTTATTAATAAATATATGAATGATACCTATAGTTTATTAGATTATTTTAAATTTAGTTATATTAATTATTATGAAACTATGATAATAAATAAATTACATATTACAATAGATAATAAAAATATACTAAATAATATATTTAATAATTTTATACAGAAAATTAATGAACCCAATCATAAAGTATATACATTAACCAATAAACTTATACTAAGTAAGAAACCAACTGATACTAATTCTCATTCCAAATTATTACATAATTTTAATATGTATTATTATCAGTTATTATTACTGAAAAGAGTTGAATGCAATATATTAAATAGATTATCATTTAGATTAAACAATATATTAATTAATCATATTATAGATATAGATATAAATAATATATATGATAGAAAATATATTGATATATCCGAATTTACATCATTATATGAAATATTGAATATTTATAAACCTATATTTTCTAAATATATAGTTAATACATTAATAATTAATTATAATATAATTAACAATGGATTAGTAAAAGTATTAAATTTAATGTTTCCGTGGTTTGTATTAAATATACAAAAAAATAGTACAATAATAACTAAAACAACTTTTGAAAAAGAATTTGAACATAATATTCGTTATTTGGATGAAATATCAATTATAAATACAATTCAAGCACTTAATGAATATAAAAATCTAGGATATACACTTATTATACCGTATATTAATACTAATATTTGTAATATTACAGAATATTATAACAAAGAAATATTGCAATTGTTATATATATTAGGATCAAGTAATACACATACAAATTCCATAACACAACATAAAATTATTCTAGATGATATTCACACATTAGAAGATATTGATAAAATATATTTTCTAGTAGATATAATTTATATTTACTCATTATTATATAAAACCATTAAAATACATAAACCATATAATACCAACAATGATACCACATTTTATATTATTGGTATAGATTATTTAAATAATAAAGATTATAACAAAGATTATAACAAAGATTATAACAAAAATAATGATAAAAATCTTAGCAAAATCTTAGAAAAACTTATTAAAGCCTATAATAATCCATATAGTAATAAAATAATAACAGTACCAGAATCCAATAAAAATCAAATTATTAAAATATTAATTGATATTTTAATAGAATGTAATAATTGGCGTTTTAATGCATATAAATTATGTATATGTAAAAATATTAAAAATATAAATTGTTATAAATTCGAAAGCGGTTCTAATGTTAAAATACCAGAATATTTAAATAACCCATTAAAATTATTATAAAGTGATTTATTATAACAATATTGGTTATTTGTATTTATTTTATTCAATATCATATCAACCGAAAAATGTCCTGAAACTGATGTAGGATATTTATATATTGAAACTTTTTTATCTTTATCTTCATCTACAGAGACATTTGCTAACGTATCTAATGATGTTTGGGGTTTATAATAAGTATACTTACGTTCATAGTGAAAATGTAAATTTGATTCTTCTAAATTACTAACTTCATTCAAATTTATAGATAACTCATATTCATTAATATTTTCTATATTACAAATATATTTTTTAATATCAATATTCATTCTAATTAAATCATTTATTTTATCTGGAGTATCTACACAAGTTATATTAAATAATTTTGTTTGTAAATTTACAGAATCAATATTTAATAGTTTTTCCACAATATTTTTATCATCAATAGTTTCATTTTTTTCCATTGTTTTAGAAAGTTTATCAAAAATATCCATCACATTATTATATGGTATTATCCACAATGTATATTTAAAATTTTTTAACCCTTTTAGTTCATATTTTTTATAAATGCTTTGCGATTTTGGTATATCTTTTGTAAATTCAACTAATAAACCAATAAAATTTGTAGTTTTAATAATAATATGATACTTTGATAATGAATCATTTAAAAATTCATTTTCTCTTAGAATATTATCAGTTTCCAATATCCCTTTTATTAAATATTCCTCTCTTTCAAAACGAGATTTTAAACCATTTATAATATTAAACATATTATAAATAAACCTAGTTATTATTAAAAAATGAAATTTAAATGGATTTTCTATCTTAGTACCATCTAATAGCATTATTTGATTTTGTTTTAATATAGTATTCATACCATTATATTGACGATATATTTGTATAAAACCCTTAAAATCAAATGTTTTTGGAATATTAATAGGGTTTATAGGTTTTGAAATAGATATTAATTTACATAATGCACCATTTAATCCATATATATCCGTAGAATTATAATTATCATTATAAATCATTAATTTTTTATATCGTCTTATCTTATAGTTGTCAAATACTACATCATCATTAAAATTTATTTCAAATATCGCATTATAACATATTCTTTCTTTAGGATTCGGATTAGATATATCTAAAAACGTTATATATATATATGTATCAAATTGATTACGATTTGCAATAATTACCTTAATATTTTTATTATTTAATAATGAATTTAATAATGAATTTAATATTTCTATTTCTTCTCTCGTTATAACAGTATTATTTACAGCACTATTTACATTTTTTTGAGTTTGCTTATTTTGAGTTTGTTTTGATTGAAATGTTTTTGTTTTAACACGTTTAATTTCCTTATTTTTTATAATAAAACTATCTAATTTCATTGTAGATGCAGAAACAATTTCTAATGGTATAACTGACCAAAATGGCATATCCTTATATTTTACCATATCTGGATGAACACCATCACATAATAATGATGATGTATGAATTATATCTTCTATAGTAATTATTTTATGATAAAAATATACATTTCGAAATAATATATTCAATGGATGCATATATATACATTTAAAATTTAATCCTGTAGTTAAATCCGTATAAATAAATAATGATTTTGTAGATTTTAACCCATAAAGTTCTAATAATTTCGTTCTTGATAATTCCTGTATTCTTTTAAAAATAGGCGTATGTTTCGCATTTACTTCTCTTATATGAAAAAGAGCTGGCTCAATATCATATTGTCCAGGATTTATTTGTGATCTACTATACTTTAATATATACCAACTATATTCAAATGTAAGATTAGGAATATTGAAATATTCACCATCCATTAGATAATTATTCATTATGTTTTTCAAATTAATAATAAATTTTTCTGTATCTTCACCTAATATATTAAATGTATTCAAATATTCAATATCTTCATTAAAAGAAACATCGCGTATAAGCTCATCATATTGTCCATCTTCCTTTAAAAATGATGCCATATAATCCTTATAATTTGCCGTTTGATCATCTATAACTTCTCGATATGCTTCATATTTCCCATCCTTCATAATTTCTTTATCATGTAATAACATATTTGATATATTTGCAGGATACCCTAATAATAGATATTCTTCGCTATCACCAATTTTTTCCATAATTACTTTATCTTTTAGTTTGTATTTATTACTTGCTTTTTCATATTGTAATAAATAATTAATGGGATTAATATTAGTGGGATTAATATGTAATCTATCATCTAGAAATATTTTTGCAGTCTCAACCATATTATCCCATAAATAATATATTATATTAAGCTTGTCATCAATACCATTTTCATCATTATATGATACATTAACATATTTATTTATCTTATCACTTCTATGTTTCTTCAAAAATGTTTTACAATGTATTTTATAACCTGTTATATATACTCCATTTTCATCTTTACTATATAATTTAGTATTAAGCATTTTTAAAGGCTCTTCTCTAAATTTAGCTACTGCAGTATTATAATCCAAATTAGATTCATTCATTCCTGCAGAATCAAATATATTTGCAAACTTTAAAGTAGTATATTCCTTTAAATTTTCCATATCATCAGGTGGAAATCTAGTTTGATTAATAATTGGAATACTATCATCTTTCATAAATAAATATACACGTCCATTTTTAATATTTACTGATAATTTATCATTATGAAATAAATATTGCAATAAATCGGCAGATAAATTAGCAGTTTTATGAATATATGTACATTGATATTGATTGTATTTTGAATTATTTCTTCTAGTTTGCCTAGACTTAAATGATACAAATCCACTTTTATTTTTTTTAGTTAACCTAGTAAATGTAGGCAAATCTTTATCAACATCACTTGGACATATTGACTGTACTAACTTATGTTGTTTTAGCACATATGCCATATTTACCTATTTACCTATTTACCTATTAGTTTATTATATATTATTTATATTATGTATATTAAATGTATGATAAATAAATTTACAAGTTTTATAGTTTTAACATTTTAACTAACAATGGAGTTGTTGATATATCATTTTTATCAATGAACGGATCGCGTTTTGTTAATAATGGATTAAATGAAATCTTATTAACAAATGTAAATATACGATGTTCTAGAGTAGTATCATTTTGGTTTTTATGTTTAAATCCTGGACTATGATTTATTTCTATTAATACCACATCGAAATTATCTTTTATCATAAAATCGACACCAAATATATAATAACTATTTGCACTATTTTCATAATTACTTACTTTCTCATTATATAATATCATTGAAGTCCGATTAAGTATTGTACGCATTTGAGATGTTATATTATTAACATTATCTTCTCCTAAGTGCATTAATGAATTTGGATAAATAAAATCTTTTTCTGTAGTTCCCCAATGTGTATCATGTATGTTTTTATTATTATAATCCGCATTTTTATAAGGTAATAATGCCGTATAAATATAACCAAAATTTAATAAATATGATCGAAACACATTATTATTTATAGTTGCAAAATAATACATTCGTAAATGGAATTTCTTATTCTGAAATAATAAGGGATTTGTAATATAATCACTAATCAAAATATTTTGATAATTTTTCAATTGTTCTTTAGCTTTTTCCAAACTATTATTATCATGAATAACCATTACTCCTTCTCCACTACAAGCTGTTATATTAGGCTTATTATTACCAATAAAAACAGTAGGTCTTGCAATAACAACTATATTGTCTTTGTCTGGCAAAATGTAATCAGGTGTTAAATTAAATGAATTTTGCATATATCTAGTATATTCATTTGGAAAGTATTTTTTCATATTATAAAATAATGTATCTTTTATTGTAATTGTTTTAATTTTATCCAATGTATTTGAAATAAATGCTGGTGTTTGGTAATATTTATACAATAATTTATAAATACTAACCTGATCATATGAAAACCATATTATCTTTGGGCGTCTATTATAACACATATTAGGCATACATTCTCTTATATTATATTGATTGAACGTTTTTCGTAATAATGTTTTATTTAAGTCTCCTTCACCTAATATTACGAAAATGTTATCATAAGTAATATTTTTTTTTGAACTTCTAGTAATTAATGCCATCTTTATTATAAGTAATATTAAACAATACTTCAAACAAATAATAGATAATATTTATAAAGTTGTCTTTTTATATTAAATAATATATTTATTATTCAAATGTAATATTATTTATTTCATTGTTTGTTTCATTGTTTGTTTCATTGTTTGTTTCATTGTTTGTTTCATTGTTTGTTTTTTTATGTTTTTTAATTTTCTAACTAATAGTGGAATTGTTGATATATCATTTTTATCAATAATTGGTTCTCGTTTTGTTAATAATGGTTTGAAAGATATTTTATTAATAAATAAAATTAATGATTCATGTAATTTTTCAACATATGGATTTTTATTCTTAAATCCTGGACTATGATTTATTTCTAATAATACCACATCAAAATTATCCTTAATCATAAAATCCACTCCAAATATATAATAACTATTTGCACTATTTTCATAATTATTTACTTTTTCATTATATAATATCATTGATGTCCGATTTAAAATCGTACGCATTTGACCTGTTATATTATTAATATTATTAGTTCCTAAGTAATTTAAATCTGTAGGATAAACAAAAACTTTTTCAGTTGTACTTCCATGAGTATCATGAATACTTTTATTATTATATTCTGCATTTTTATAAGGTAATAATGCAGGAACAATTCGACCAAAATCAAATAAATATGTTCGAAACACATTATTATTTATGGTTGCAAAATAATACATTCGCAAATGGAATTTCTTATTCTGGAATAATAGGGGATTTGTAATATAATCACTAATCAAAATATTTTGATAATTTTTCAATTGCTCTTTAGCTTTTTCCAAACTATTATTATCATGAATAACCATTACCCCTTCACCACTACAAGCTGTTTTATTAGGTTTATTATTACCAATAAATATAGTTGGACGCGCAATTAATATAGTATCTTGTGGTAAAATGTAATCAGGTGTTAAATTAAATGAATTTTGCATATATCTAGTATATTCATTTGGAAAGTATTTTTTCATATTATAAAATAATGCGTCTTTGACTGCAATTGTTTTTATTTTATCTAATGTATTTGAAATAAACACTGGCGTTTTATAATATTTATACAATGATTTATAAATACTAACCTGGTCATATGAAAACCATATTATCTTGGACG